AACATCCCCTTCGAGTTGGAGGGGGATTACGCTCGTAAGGTTTATGACGAAGAAGGTAATTTAACTGAAGTCTTAGACACTACCTTTAAAGAAGTGTGCGAGGATAACAGAATCAAATTTGGAAGCGTCATAGAGCTTAATATAGACGATGTAAACTATTTCGTTATTGAACTAAACGCAAGTTGGTTGAACGGAGGAGTATCGGCTTTACTAGATTTAGGCTCTGGTTGGAGTTACCCAAACAATTGCTTAATGAGTAATCAAGAAGCGATGGAATTAATTAACGCTAACCAAAGCGAACTAGAGGAGTAACAATATGCTAAGAGCTTATCTAAATAGGGTTGATGAAACTGTAGACCAAACATTAGGGTACTTTACTTTATACGATGGTTTGGATAAAGTTTTTGAGTGTGTAACTTTAGAGTTACCTTACGAGCACAATATGACTTCAATTAGTTGCGTTCCAAACGGTTCGTATGATGTAGCTCACAGGTACTCTGAGAAGTATAAAAACCACTTAATCCTTGACGATGTTCCCAATAGAAGATACATACTTATTCACTACGGAAACTTTCACACCGACACAAGAGGGTGTATTCTTGTTGGCTCTGGGTTTGCACAAATCAACGAGGACTCTTTGCTGGATATTACAGCATCAAAACGAACTCTCGCTAAGTTATTGGAGTCCACCAACGGAGATGGATTTAAACTAACCATAAGTTAGACGACAGTATTATGCCTAAGTTACCAAAATCAAGAAGTACTCGCCCTAAGAATGAATCTTGGGGTGGGGACACTTCTTTTTACAGAAAATCAGTTTGGAGAAATATGCGTAAGTATATTCTATCGCTTAATCCTTTATGCGTACATTGCACGAAGAAGGGAGAGTTGGCTAAAGCTGATGTAGTAGACCACATTCGCCCGATTAAGATGGGTGGTGCGATGCTAGACGAAGCAAATTTGCAAGGACTTTGCCACACTTGTCACAATAGAAAAACTAGACATGAGAATAACCCCAACGCTGAGATTCAGGAGTAACTACGAAAAGGTAACTTGCTCAAGGTTAGATGACTTAGGTGTACCATTTGAGTACGAAACAATCAACCTACACTACGAAGTGTCTGAACAAAGAAAGTACACGCCAGACGTTATACTTCCTAATGGAATTGTATTAGAGTTAAAGGGTAGGTTCACTACTCAAGACCGTAAGAAGATGCTTTTAGTGATAGCACAGCACCCTGATAAGGATATTCGAATGGTATTTCAACGACACACTAACACGCTATTTAAGGGAAGTAAAACTACTTACTCTCAATGGTGCGATAAAAACAAAATAAAATGGGCAGACAAAATAATACCGATAGAGTGGATTCAGGAACAACCGAAAAAACAACTGAAGAAATAAACCAAGCTAGAGATACTTGGGATTCGTGGTTAGGCGATATGTCCGACCGAGAGCAACCTGAATCGTGTACAATAGACGACCCAGACTGTTCTTCGTGCGGAAGTTAAATTACATATACCACTCAACCTTAGGTAACTTTACTACCTTAAAGTGTTTCTTATATACAGCCATTGGAAGTAGAATGATAGAGGCTTCTTTATCATCTCCTCCTTTGATTATCTTTAACGTAGCTGTGTTATCTTTAAGTACCTTTTTTAGTTCGACTAAAGGAATGAAGAACAGAAATACATAATCTTCACTTATGTTAGTGTAGTTGTATATAAACACATCTGCTTCACTTACGGAGATTCCTGAAGGTTTATCGTTATCCTTTATTTCTAAAGCCATGTTACCTGTATTTTGGTACCTATCTGACTTTATCTCAAACTTAATCTCTCTGTCACCTTGGAATCCTTTTATGTCGTACCTTTTATCGTTGTTGTAAACGATATTAGTTACACCGTTAAGGTACAGGTAGAGACCGATTACTCGCTCCCACCTTTCACCCCAGGCTAAATCTTTTCTCCACAGCCTAATTCCCATCTGCGTCTTTGTGTTCGTTCCAAGAGTAATTGAATCGAACCGTATCGTTTGGAATATCCCAACTCGTAGTAGAGCTAGACGTTTCGTTCGCTTTATAAATACTGATTAACTTCTCTAAGTAAACTACCATATCCATAGCCTCTTCTTGCGTATGAATTAGCCAATCTAAGCGACTTAAATCGTCTCGCTCCATTGTCGTTCCGTACTTATCCTTTCCTACCTTAGCTCGCTCTAATATCTTAGTGCAAACTGAATCTTCTATCTTACTCATCTACGGATTATTTCTTATGTATTTTTCTACTAAAATCGAAGCGAATACTATCGCTAAGAACACTACTACAAATAATGTTGCGGTCATATCTATCTGGATTTAATTATTTCGTAGAACGCAGGGTCGAGTTCCTTTATCTTGGATTGAATCTTCTCCCAAGCCCATTGAACCTCTTTCTCTCCACCTATATCGTTTTGGCTTCCTGTATCTGAGTTGGCTACGTTAGAGCAATTTTGTTCGAGCAACTTATCTATCCTTAACCTGATAGCTTTATTGTCGTTGTACTTCGGTGTTAACTTTTTCATGTCGTTTAGTTTATAAGTTTTAACAAATGTACATAAAAAAAAGGGAAGAATCTAATAGACCCAACCCTTTTTAACCTAAAAACCTATGTGAACCTAAACAACACAAACGATATTCAAAGATAATCTTTTTAAACTTAACACACAACTATAAATAACAAATATAATCCAGATAGTACAAGTAATAATAAAACAGTATTAGATAAGTAATTACTAAAATCCATATCCGATTTCACTAAAGTGTGTCTATCCTTTTTAGGAGCTGGTTTCAACTCAGGTCTAACTTTCCTTAGTTTCGGTGGTGTCGGTGGTATCATCATTCCCATAGCTTTCTTTAGATTTAGCTAATCTCTTAGCGTTCTTATAACTTCGATTCGATTTACAAAAAGGACAACTACCATTACACCGACACGATTTATCAACTGCTTTCGATTTAGTGTAAGGTTTTTTCCTTGATTTACTCATCTAGTTTGTTTGTTTCGTGTGTACTTGTATAATAGTGGCTTGAGTGATTGTAAATCTCTATTCCTAGAAATTCAACATACAACCCATAAGCATCGGGCTTATCATCCCAATCCTCGTACCAAGTAAACGTAAATAATGAAAAATCATTAATCCTAAATAGAACAACGTCCATGCAGTCTAATTTAATGTATAAGCTAAATAATAATAAATCCATCTTATTTGTCCTCCTTTAATTTACAATCATTTATAATCCCTTTTAATTCTTCTAAGTCTATATCTGTAATGTTATCACAATTAAAACACTCAAAATTTACTTCTTTAACTTCTGAAGTAACAATTAACGTGTGGTAATCGGTTAATGTTGTAGTTGCTTTTTTAGAAAACTCATGTAATTCTCCTCGACTAAGAGTATCGGGCAACCTAATTATGAATATTGGTTTTGCGTTGTTACTCATCGTTCTTTAGTTTAGTTAAAACATTCAGCTCGTGTTTCAATTCTATAACAGCTCCAGCCATATCCATCTCGTTCGCTTGAGCCAACAGAACCTCTCGCTTATATTGCATCATCGTAAAGTAAACGTAAGTAAAAGCGACCGAACTCTCCTCGAACACATCTAATCGCTTTCGTAACTTCTCTGCTTGTGGATGGTCTGAAAACGAAACGTATTGGTCTCGCATCGTAGCTAACTCCTTCTGATGACTCAGGAACTTATCCATACTACTCATCTCGTCCATATTCGGGTCGGCATCTCTTAGTAATTGAATCGCCTTGGTTGTAATGTTATCGTGTGTTTTCATAGTTTGTTATATATTATTATCCATACAGAATATTGGAGTCTTATCCCCAACGTAAGAACCTAAAACATTATATTCAAGGTTCTCTATTACATCGAAATAGCAAGCAGGCTCTCCTTCGTAATTAAAACTAGTTAAATCTATTTCTATACATTTACTATAAGAGTAAATCAACCTGCAAGTCATGGAACAATAACCTATTACAGCATCATCGTACCCATCTGCTATTAGAAATTCTGACTCAGGATTGTTTTCTATTATTTGTTGTAGTTTATTCATAGTCTCTTTAAAATATACCGTTAGTTTTAGTTTTATTATCCACCTCTTGAATCGGGTCGATTGGGCTTCCGTTCTCGTTAAGGAATTGGAACCTTCGCTTATTGTACGAGTAGAACAATCCGATTGGACTTTGCTCTGGAGTAGGTACACCGACTAATTTCTGAAACTTCACCTTTTGTACGTGTATCTCAGTTAGGTTCCAATTCTCACTCTGAGGGTTCCTGTGAAATACTATAAAGTTATCTGCTCTGTTTCCAAACATAGCACCATACTCTACATCGCTCATATTCGGAGCAGGTCGAGAACCATCTTCGTTTCTTCTTCGATTCGCTGCCGTACCAGGGTGAACTACTAAATAGAACGCTACCTTGTTTTTCTTAATGAATCGCCTTATATTAGATAAAGCCTCGTAGTAGTACTCGTACTTAGATTGCTTCTCTGCTGACTTTAAATCGTTAAGTGGGTCTATCGATACACCATCTATCTTAACCACTTGCATATAGTCTTGAAACGCTCCTAGTACATCCTCAACGGTTGGAGTCTCATCGAACGTAAGAACGGTAAAGTGTTCGTAAGCCCAATTGATAGCAGTAAGGTACTCGTCTTGATTTACTCTGTTATGGAAATCTTTATCGGCTGTGTTTCCACAATACATTTCGGCTATATCTATCATCAAATCACCTACAGGCTCATTCTCAGGACAGTACATTAACCATTTCCAACCGTAAAGTTTAGATGCCATTATCATTAAAAAGAGTTGACTCGTTGTTTTACCTATGTTAGCAAAACCTGTCATTATAGTAAGCTCTCCTTTTCTGAACGTGTAGTGTGGGTCAAGTGGAGTTATTCCTGTAGACAACCCTTTAGTGTAACCTTTAGAGTATATCTTTTTACAATAATCATTGACCTCTTGTTTCGAAGTAATCCTATAAGAAGCCATACTAGCCTTTCATAGCTTTTAACTGACCTCCTAAGTAATCGGAGTCAGGTACGTTAGTTTTATTCCGAGAAATCCATCCTGAAGCCGACATCTTCCAATTCTTCATTTTCGATTTACCAATCATCCAGCCTTTAGACTCGTAGAAATAGTAAAACTTTTCACCTTCATTCTTTGTACTACCTTTTTCTTTGAAGTAGCCAATTGCTTCAGCGATGGACTCTGGATTACCTCGGGGGGAGGGTTCGCTCGTTGCAATCTCTTTAGGTGAATCAGTAAGCTCTAATTGAGGGTTACCTTCATCGACCCAAGTAATTTCGTTTTTAATCAAAAGAGCCAATATAGATTTATGGACTCTATTATTCTCGTTAAGTTTACCACCGTACTGAAACGATATAAACCCTGTTAAGTACCAACGACCATTTGCAAGCTCTAAAACTCGAACCTTATCGCTATTGACTACACCTATAAACTCTTGTATGTCAATCTTATGTCCTATAAGTAACTCAAATAGTCTCTTGTTAGGTTTAAATATACCAGCGTGGTCGCAATTGTCGCAAACGTATATCCAAAATAGTTTATGTGAGCTGTTTAAATCGAGGAACCAATCTTCGTTCCACTTTGTTGTGTCGGTAAATCTCTTTGCCATCATCGTTAATGTTTATTTTAGGTATGTAGGTTAGGTTTAGGTAAAAGTAAGGAGGGGCTATTAACCCCTCACTTTATTTAGAACGGTAAAGGGTCTTTCAAATCACTTGCTTTACTATAGCCGTCATTTGCTTCTCCTTCAGTTTTCTTTGCGTCTGAACCAAAGATTTTCCAAGCTTGAAGGTCAGTATAGTACTTTCCGTTGTACTCTCTTGATTCTACATTGAACGACACGTCAACTCTTTGACCTGCTTTGTTAAATTTCATAAGGTTATCTACCTTTTCTTCTCCGAACACAGAGAAAGCTACATCTTTTGGATAATCACCATCCGTTGTTACTACGAATCCAGACTTCTTCCAAGCGTTTCCACTTTTAGCAGTTCCTTCTTCAATTGGTAAAATCACTTTAATCGTTCCGTTTAATTCTAAGTTACTCATAATTATTGGTTTTGTTTGTTATACTCGGTTAGCACTTCTTGGACAAATCTACTAAAATCTTTTGAATTTAACATAGTGTCAACAAGTATTTCTTTTAAAGTTTCTCCATCTGTATTTACATTCACTCTACTTATGTACCCATCGGAGCTATCAGGGTACTCGCAAGAGATTAAAACGAACTCATCGCACCTATCTGCAATCTCTTCGTGAGCCACATCGACTATATTTACCTTCATCATCCTACCGAATTAGTCATTATTAACCTGTACAAAGAGTCGTTTTTAAAATACATTGCACCTTGGCTTTTTAATATGTTCGTAATCTTACGTCTAAGGTAGGTTTCAGACTTAACTCTCTTGTGCCCTGTCATCTTCCCTAATAAGGTTCTGAAGTCAATATCTACCTCAGATAGGGTTAAGAACTGTTTCTTAGAGTGTATTACGCTTGTGTGGTCTCCGTTAGTTAAACCACCTATCTCAGCTAAACTAAACTCTTTATCTGTAGATAACAAGTATCTAATAGAGTGTCTAGCGTTCATTACGTCACGAGTCCTAGTATTTGTAAAAACAATCTTTGGGTCTACTCCCCAATAATCGCAACAAATTTGTCTAGCCTCGTTCATTCGCTCTAATCCGTAATCGCTTACTTTGTGCTGTCTCATATCGTTTCGTGTATTATATAGTTATCTGCTTTTACTTGAGTCTCGCAATATCGTTTCTTATCTTCTAATAAGTCGATGTACTCCGTTCGACCTCTTTCAATAAACTCATCCGAACAAGTAAATA